TCATAAGGCCACAGTTGTCCACCCCTTCCCTCGATCATCATGGTACCTATCCGTTTGTTGTTGAGTTTTATGTCCAAGTAAATCTTTCGTGTTTATACCCTGGGCTTTATATAACCGCTCGGAAAGCGATCTTTGTTCATGGAAAGTTGCCGGTGTACCTTGTCCCCAGTCAATATCTGCACTGTCTCTTGCCTTGCTGAAATTCATGGTCAGTGTTCTGGGTTTCACCTGTGCTCCTCGCTCAGCCTGTGAGGTGGTTCTAAAGAAATGAACCAAATAAGGGCTTACTGCATAATCCCGGCAACGACTGATTACATCTCGGAGGCTCCAGTTGATTGCGTTGCAACGCAGAGCTAATGGTATAGCGATTTTGCTTCCGGTTTTCTCTTGCTCAACGTGTAGATGATCGTCCCAGATGTCTGAGAATTTCATACGGGATATATCACCTAGTCGCTGTCCTGTTACTATGGCTAAAAGCATGGCGTTCCCCATGTATTTGTGATTTTCATCGGCTATATCAAAAATCTTTTGCCATTCCTCAAGAGTGAGGCGCTGGCGAGTGATCTTTCTACGAGGTTGTTTAGTTGCTAGTGCAGGGTTATAACCAGGAGGTACTTCTCCCGCATGCTGAGCTTCTTTAAAAACATCTATTAGGACAGAGCGAATGACCTGAGCCATTCTGGGTTGTCCCTCCGCTAAATATTCATCAAGAATTTGCGCAACATCTCGAACATTGACAGCGGATATTAATTTCATTCCTACCCGCTCCTTAAGCAGAGATACTGGTTTTGCTTTTTGTTTGATAGTGTTTTCTTTAATATCTCCGGACTTTAATCTTTCCTGCTGAATCTTCCAGTAACGTTCAAGCCAAGTGTTAGTTGATATTGATTTTCCTGAGCTGGCGGAAATTCTGTCAGTGATTGCCATTATCTGGCGGGTTTGTTGTTCCGCCAGTCTTTTATTTGCTTCAATAGCTATTGCCGTGGCCTCTGCTTCATCTGTTCCTAGACTATGAAACTTACCAGTTATCGGGTGCTTATAACGCCAGTATACTTTATTAACCTTTCTACTGAAGAGCGGGTATAAATTTGGAATAGATATATTATTTTTACGTGGTCTGGCAGCCATCGTTCAAAATCCTCTGCAAAAGAACAGGGTCGCTTTTCTTTACTACAGGAGTGGTCAATGTACCGACCAACTCAGCATCCTCCCTGACGCGCCAGAATCGACCTTCTTTTTTGGCTGGGGGAGAAAACATATTCTGTTTAGCATAATTCCTGAGAGTGGAAACACTTGGAGGATTGCTTCTGTATTTCTCGTTTGCCCACTCTTCAAGGGTTAACATCTGGAGCATATGTTTTACCTCATTATGGCCCATTGCTGGGCCAGTATCTGAAAATAAAAAATCAGTGTTGCATCAATTTTTGCAGCACCTGATTGCCGGTAATTATTCGCTGCCAGATCGCTGATACATAGCGGGCCTGATGAATAGCATCAGCGAGGGCATTGTGACGAGACCCTTCAAACGGGATCGTTGTTTTGGGGTCGAAGCTAATGACCTGGCCGAGCTCTAACATTGTTCGTACGTCCCGATCGTTCCAGTATTCCCACGGATAATCTTCAGCAATGCAATCGTAAGAAGAACGCAGAATAGAGTTATCGAATTTTGCGCTCGGCGCGAGAATCGGATTTAGCAGAGAACCAGCAGAAGAGACTTTTCGCTTCGTTTGCTTTTGCCTTAGCTTTAATGAGATACGGGTAGTTGTTCATTGCGTTTGGGCTCCTTTGGATTGTAAGATACCCGGCAGCTGATGGCAGCCGCCCTGGTGGTGGTCATTGGTCAAAACTCGATTCCGGAAAGCTTTGGTCGGCTGACCGGGTACTTAACCCGCCTTGTGCGGGTTTTGTGCTTTATGGGGCTGGCGAATCGCCCCGCAGCAGCTGCGATAGGCGAACGTCGTCAAGCGCTCGCAGGATAGGCTCAAAAGTTTTATGGGCTGGCAGTTTAGATACCGCAGTGATCACTTCTGTAACGGTGATGTCATCGCCGCGGGGGCTATAACCACCACCTGGGCCACGCTGTGAAATAACCAGGTTACCCGCCCGCAGCTTTTTGAAGATCTGCTCAAGGTATGAAGTAGACAGCTTTGACTCTTTACTGATGGCCGTCAGTGAAACAGGCGAGCCGTCATAGAGCTTATTCAAAGTGGCGGCGGCCTGGACAGATGCCAGAACGCGTTTCATTCCAAATTCCATAATCACTTCTCCGGCCGTAATGGCCATTGGTCAAAACTCGATTCAAAAACTCACTGCAGGCTGTTGGTCGTCAGCCATTTTTTGTGCATTTCGGTAGGGGAGGCACTGGCCCTGTACTTTTTGTTCATCGGCGTTGCTGTTGCAACTGGCCTCTGATGGATAAACACCGATCAGAACATCAGAGCATTCACCAGTGAGAGCACATACGCTGATGACAAGGGCAAACAGGGTATTCATGCCTCAGCCTCAGGGTTTCCTTTCTGCGCCAGCAAGTAACACAGCTGGCGTAGTCTCACCTCGAACCAGTTCAGGCGGGTCGCCTGGTTGCCGGTAGGTACTCGGGCAAAATCCTTCATAGTTATCTCCAGTTAACTCAGTATTAGCATGTGGTTTTGCAATGCGGCGCCGGGTGCCTCCCGGTGACGGCAGCCAGTTAACAACTACCGCCGACAACTTTTTCCCCACAACATGTGAATAACCGCCATGTTTATTTTTTAACTGTGCCGCGTGCGCATAGCCGCATTCACCGCATTGCAAAACCTACTAGTCTTGATGCCTGTCTTTTCACCACTTCAGGCTCGGTGGTATTCTTGGCGCTCTCACACAGCCAAATAAAAGAGAGCAAAATGTCTCGTAGCCCTATACCTGTCTTCTGGTACGAAAATCCCGCTCACTATGAAGAATTCCAAAAAATCCTTTCAGATGCTTACGTCCTTCCCTTTGACTACCACGACTGGCGTATCCGCACCGATAGCATGGTGGAGCGCTACGAAAACAGCGGTATCCAGGCTGTGAAGGTGGTAGCCAGCACTTACGATTTCATCACCTGGTGCCAGGCCCATGGACGTGATATCAGTACCAAAAGCTGCAATGATTACGCGGTCTCCGAATCGGGCCTCCAAATCCTGCGCGACAGAGAGTTTGATTGGGGAGACGAGTAAAAAGTAAATTTTCCCTATCTTGGATATATCTATTCTCATAGTGATGTCCTATCTCATGCCTGTAACGCCGGCCGGCGGAACGTTTAAACCTGCTGCGAATTCTTCTGGTCGTCATCTCATCCGGTGTTTCGTATGCCGCCGGCAGCTACTTCGTGGGCTTCCTGCCTCGATGACTGAATTTGTAATATCAGACTACAAATAAATATGTCAGTTATCAATATTTTTATGACATAAAAAATGGATGTGATTGTTTTTGTGTGAGATTTGGTGGTTTTTAGGTATAAAAAAAGCCGCTGTTAGCGGCCTTCTCAGTGGCAAGATTTAGTCTTTTTCGAATGGAGGGGGGATTTTTCGCTTACTCAGGAACTCAGCCATAAACCGATCTAACTCTTCCAGTCGCGTTCTCGCTAGTTCAATAAATCTGTCCTGCTCCACTTCAGGAAGTTGATCAAATACTTCTAATAACTCTAATTGCTTCTGATTTAGTACTGTTTTGCTGGCTGTGACAGCCTGTAATGAAGACTCTTCTTCATCCGTCATAAAGAACCAATACAGTGGTTTTCCAAGTGCTTGCGGGAATAACTCTAACTTTTCCTTTCGCGGGAAGTTACCTGTATTGCACCAGTTACTGACTGTCTGAGAGTTTACACCCACTCGCCGGCCTAACTCAGATTGAGATATGCCAGCCTCATCAAGAGCTCTTAACAGCCGTTCTTCGAAATTCATATTCGCATCCAAATCAAACCAGTAATCAAGCATACAAAGTTTCTTAGTACTTGTGACTGATTAAGTTTCTTGACATTGACAAATTATTTATCAAATATGTGACAAATTTTTAGGAGGAAACATGCAAGAAACCGTTCAAAAGAAAATCATTTCCCTTTGTGGCAGTCAATCTGAACTAGCTCGCCGTTTGGGGAAGAACTCTCAAACAGTATCGGTTTGGTTTCGAACTCAGGTTGCAAGTACTGAGGTACTCAACGCATGCAGGGTTCTGGATTGGCAAGTAACGCCTCATGAGCTTAGACCCGATCTCTACCCAAACCCGACTGACGGACTTCCAAAGGACTAAACATGCAAACCATATCTTTCAAAAATCATACTCCTATGTTGGGTATGCAACAGAAAACGGAAAATCAGTATTCACCACGGCGTCGGGACAGCGTTAAGTGCCGGACCATCTTTGCAGCAGTTCGTGAGTGGGAGGCAACCTTACCCGGGCGCGCGCAGGAGCACGTCGCACAGCTGGTGGCCGAACAATGGGAGAAACAAAACGGTCGCGGCATCAGCGTTAATAAACAGAATCTGTACCGCTATCTGAAAAACGAATCTGGATCAGAGAAGTACACCAGTTACGTCATGCAGCTTTCAGGAGCGATCGTTGATGCGATGCCTATTGAGATTGCGCGCAAACACAAATTGAAACGTGGATTGACTGAAAGCGAGCTGGTGGCTCATGCAATCAAAGAGTGCAGCGAAGCGCACCAGGCAAAATTGCTTGGCGCTCCGTTACAAAAATTAGAGCGTGAAATTCGGGAGGCAGCAATTGCACTTTTTAACATGCTTCCTGCAGATGCGGCGGGACCACTACTGGCGAGCATAAGCGCCGTAGCGCCACAGTTTTTTTAATCGAGTTTTGACAATGAGTACCGTACAGAAAAATAGGGGGGCTTCATGAGCATTGACGCAATGCGATGGGCCAAAAAAGTCAAGACAGGGAAGTCCTCTGCAAAAGCTGTTCTGACCTGGATGGCCGACATGTGCGGAGCTGATCTCTGTGCTTTTCCATCCATTCCTGCGCTGGCAGAAGCAACTGAGCTGGATAAGAAAACGGTCCAGTCGAGCCTGCAGTATCTGGTTTCGATCGGGCTTATTGAAGATACAGGTGAACGGCGTGGAAAGACTAAACAAATCCCGGTTTACAGGCTTCTTGGTGTGGAAGAAAGCGTTGCCGAAATTGAACACACCCAAAAACGGGAACATTACCAAAAACGGGATCGTTTTAACACACCCGAAAACGGGGCTGTTTCCTGTACACAAAACAACCAAACGATCCCGTTTTTTCCGTCAAACGATCCCAAAAACGGGATCCGGAATCTACCAGAGGAACCAAAAGATATAACCCCCACACATAGGGCTCTGGTCGAACCAGTTGTGCCTGACTATCCGAATCAACCGGGAATAGTTCCTGGTGAAACACAAGCTTTCGGAAAATTTGCGATGTATTTCGGATGGAAGCCTTCCGAGGATTTTCCCCGACTGGCAACGATTTGGGGAATGCCATTAAGACCGGGGGTAAATCTTGCTGCCGAGTTGAGTAGTTTCATCGCGTACTGGCAGGCTGAAGGTAGGGCGTTTCACCAGGTCCAATGGGAGCAAAAACTAGCAAGACATCTTAACCGTGCGGAAGTCCGCCAGAAAAAACCAGTGAATGGGGGTAACGATCATGTGGGAGTACGAACAGAGCCAGCAGCATCCAGAGCTGTTCAACAGATTCGAGCCGCCCGTGAGCAACGGTTGCGAGTTGCAGGATCAGAAGGCCGTAGAAACGGCGTGGCGCCTATGGGAAGTGATGGGCGAAATCTTTTCGAACCGATGGATCCTGAAGAACGGAGAGGAACCATCAGAACTCTGGATCGCTCAGATTGGGTCGATGAGTGAAGTCCAGATTACGCTGGTTTGCCGGCAGTGCATGGAACGTTGCGCCGCGGGCAGCACATGGCCGCCGGATCTTGCTGAGTTCGTTGCGCTGGTGTCTTCCAGCGGTGCTAACCCGTTCAATCTGACATCTGAAGCTGTAATGGCGGAATACAAGCGCTGGAGGAATGAGTCTTACCGATACTCGGGCAGCGACAAATACCCATGGAAACAGGATGTTCTGTATCACATTTGCATTGAGATGCGCAGAACCGGAGTTGAGAGGAACCTGACTGAGGGGGAGCTGAAAAAACTGGCAGAAAACTTACTCACGAAATGGAGCAAACACCTGGATAACGGGTTTTCGATTCCCCCGATTCGTCGGCAGTTGGCAGCACCGAGGCAGGCAGCAGGACCGACACCAGCGCAGATTCTGATGGAAGAGTACAAACGCCGCAAGGCGGCAGGTTTAACCAAGTAAACGAGTTTTGACCATGACCAAACAATCAAAAGCCAAAGTAACCAAAGCACAGATGGTGCTTGCCATCGTTAGCCGGACGCCAGAATGCGTCCTGCAGGATGTCTGCGATGCGCTCGACTTGCAAGCCAGTACAGCAGGTAACTTGCTGCGGCAACTCCATGCCGCGGGAAAACTCCATCGTACCCATAACGGTTGCCAGTATGTCTACCGGGTTGTTGCAGGCGTTGAGGTTCCCGATGTTGCCCTGCCGCAGACTGCAACACCATTATCTGAAGAGGATGTGAAAAAAGTCCAAAACGCACTGTCCCTGGCGAAGACGCTGGAAGACAAAAAGCTGTGGCGCCGGGCTGCGACTGTTTACACATCGATGCTTGGGATGACTACAACAGCAAACGAACTCTGGTTGCTTGCCAAAATGCGTAACCGCTGCCTGCGCAATGCGACGAGGTGCTGATTATGCCTAAAATGGAATCAACAGCATCTGGTACGGGATGTCAAAGCTAAGTTCAAATATTCCGGGATGAGGCAAAGCTGAGATGTCCGCTGAGTGCCAGGAGCGGACATTACTGACACAAACACAACCAGCAAATGGATTACCGGGCAGCCGGGGGCGACATTTTCGGGAGACAATCAACTGGAAACATTTTAATGTGAAAGTTTATGCAGGTCACAGCGTATGTATTACCATATGCCATTGGAAGAATGATGCATGCTACCTTTGAGTGTGGAATAACCAGAAGCATATTGCGCCGGAGGATGTCTTGCCATGTTGACCGATCTCAGCAGAGATGAAAGTAAAAGACTTGCGGCAATCGACTTGTTGAAAAATCCTGACAAGGGCCGGGATGATGCGTTAAAAAAATATACTCATCTAATATGCCAATTGCTGAACATGCCGATGGGCTTTGTTTCTGTTCTCGATGAAGAAAAGCAATACATCAAATCAGCCCAAAATGTTGTCGTCACGGAAATCAGCCTGAGCGAGGCATTTTGCGTACAGACCCAGGAACAGAGTAAGACATTCATTTGTCATGACACTCATCTGCACCCTACCTTTCGTGACTATCACGCGGTGAAAGAGGCTCCATTCATTCGCTTTTATGCAGGCTGCCCACTTAAAACCCAGGATGGAGTATCCATAGGTACCTTGTGTATCCTCGATACTCAGCCCAGGGAACTTTCAGACGAGCAGCTCGATCTTTTTGAAAAGATTGCAGAACTTATATCGGATTTTCTGGCCTCGTGGCACTCCGTCGGCTACCTCGATATAGTCACGCTATTACCAAACCGGCAGCGACTTCTGAAGGATATAGAGGTTTCAACTGAAGGCGCATTCAGGCTCGTCATTATTGATTGTATTGATATGCCATTAGCCTACGAAATGGCTCGCTCACTCGGTATGACTGCCGTAGAAAATCTACTTCGTAATATGGTCGCAGAGCTGCAGATCCGCCTGCCTTTAGAAGGGCCGCTCTACGCCGTGGCAGTTGGACGATTTGCCTTTTTTACCCATAAGGAAAAAACTCGGACATTAGAAGATATCTCTCAAAGCCTTCAGGGGATCCAGGCTAGGCTTACCCCTGAAGTTCCCCTTGATCTGGATATTCACATAGGTGACTCCGGGCTTTGCGATAAATCTCTGACATCGAATGAAATACTGCGCCGTGCAGTCAGCGCATTGCATGAAGGGATAAGTCAGGGGCGCCGGTTTACAGTTTATGATGACGCACTGGATAGCCGTAAGAAGACTGATTTCAGCCTTCTTACTGAAGTTAGACAAGCGCTACAAGAAAACCAGGGCTTATATCTGGTTTATCAGCCGAAAATCTCACTGGTGACAGGGCGTGTAACCGGAGCCGAAGCTTTGCTTAGATGGCAACATCCTAAAAATGGCGAAGTGTTGCCGGGTGTGTTTATTCCTCTGGTCGAAAAGACCAGCCTGATGCGTGAACTCACAGCATGGGTT